AACATCTGTGGTGTTAACCAGGCTTACATGCCCACAGCTTTGGCACAACCCTACACAGCTCGTCAGCTGACCGTCGCTACCAGCGGCCTGCTGCTGATTGAAGCTACCGGCGCTGCCATCAGTCTGAACAGTGCCCTGCAGGTCAACGCCCTGGGTCAAGCTGTTGCTGCTGGTACTCCAGTTCAGCTGGATGGCACCACCCCGATCATCCGTGAAAACGTAACCATCGGCGGTCGTCGTCTCGTACTCGTTAGCTTCGCCTAATAGCTAACTAACTTTGGCTGGGCTTCTTCGGTGTAAGTCCCAGCCCTGGTTGCAACCATTTGAAGACATTTTTAATTTCGGAGACTCCCTCCCATGATGAACCTCCAGCAAACCTATGCTGGTGTAGATCCAATTCTGACTACACTGGCACAAGGTTTCATGTTGCCGGCGACAAATATCGCCAACTTTATTGCTCCCGTTGTTGACACCCCTACTCGTGCTGGCCGCATTCTGCGCTTCGGCAAAGAGCAATTCGCCATCAACGACTTCCGTCGCGCTTACGGAACCAACATTCCGTTCGTTCAAAGCCGTTACGATGCCGAGCCTTATGCGCTTGAGCAAGAAGTCGTGGCTTGGGAACTGCCCGAAGAAGTCATCGAGAACGCTGGCGAAGGTCCTGCTCAGGTTGATCTGCGTGCGATTGAAACTCGCAACGCTATGTCTCGCCTGATGAACGCTTACGAGTACACCGTAAGCCAGGCTGTTACCGTTACTGGCGGTTACAATCCTTTCGAGCCTAACACTGGTGCTGGAACTCAGACCGGCCTGGGCTTCACTAGCTGGACAACTTTCAATACAGCTTACGGTTCCGCTTCTGGCCCTTCGGCTTGGTCTTCCCTGACTTCCAACCCGATCGAAGACGTTCTGACCCTGAAGCGTTCAGTTGCCAACCAGATTGGTATTCGCCCCAACTCGATGGTTCTTGGAACCGCCGTGTTTGATCAACTGCTGACCAACCAGGCGATCCTTGAGCGCATCAAGTACACGACTGCCGATTCAATCGACACCGATCTGCTTGCTCGTTACTTCGGTCTTGAGCGCGGTCTGCGCGTGGCTGAAGGCCGTTATCTCGCCACCGATGGCACACTGCAGCCTGTGTTCCCCTCCAACGGAATCCTGCTGTTCTACAGCCCCAATGGTCCTTCCGATAGCGTAATGCCTGCTGGTGGCGCGAATGCTGCTACCCCTGCTTTCGCTTACACCTATCAGCTGACTGGCACTCCTGCTGTTCGCCCCGAGTACTACATTCGTGAGCGTCGCGTGGTTCGTGCTGAAATCACTGTTGAGCGTGTGGTTAACCTGGTTGGCCTTGGTGCCACTGGTCTTATCGGTTCTGGCGCGATGATCTCCAACATTCTTGGTTGATCCAAGAATAAACTATAGGAGGTGTCACCATGGCTATTTTAAGACCGATTACCAAATCGCAATACGAGGTGTCTTTCACAGCTCTCGGCGGTCCGACTTTCACTGCTGTTTTTACAAAATTCAGCGGCGTAAAGGATTCGGCAGAAGAAAGCAAGTACGCGAACGGTTCTGGTAACAGACTGTTTCACGTTATTGGCCCGAGAACTGCTGACGACGTTACTCTCACAGCTCCTTACGATCCCACTATCTTCAAATCACTGGAACAATTCTGGATTGCTTATAACTGCGAAGAAATCACAGTTACAGTAACTCCTAAGGATTGCACCGGGTCTGGGTCTGCCCCTGCTGGCGGCCAATACGTTATGTATGGTTGTCAGTTTAGATCGCTTACAACTGCTGACGTAGATCGCGAAAGCGGAAGCGTTCAGATGATTGAGTGTGCTTTCACAGTCAACTACTGGGAGCGTTCTTGATTTAGTTCAAGCTCATTTATCCCCGGCTTCGGCTGGGGATTTTTTGTGGGGTAAAACCACCATAAGAAGGTAGTCCGCTGGGATTCATGAAGACAACTTTTTCAAGTGGCGTTATCGTTACAAGCCAATGGCTTAACGGTGCCAAACAGATTTCATTCGACGGTCAAGATCTTGATTGGCATTATCCGCCTCTCGGTCTGAACTCGTTCATTACGGCGGGACCGAATGGTCTGGACTCCCGCTATATTACTCTAACAACCTCGCAGCCTAATCTCGAGGGTGGCGTGAAAATCAGCGGTATTGAGATATCTGGTTCAAAAGTAGTTACAGGTGTTTGGAACTTTGGTTATGATCAGCAACTAAAGTCCAACACGGGTATCAAACTTAATCCTGACAACATCAAAGAGAATGCGCCAAAGAGTTATACAACGAATGACAAGTATAACTATCCGGCGACTTACCCGTCTCCCACAGTTCCGCAGAAATTTGCTGGCTTAGCTGACGAAGATCTAATCACAAAATTTGTTCTTCAGGATTGGGTGAATTACCTATTTCAAAGTCTTGTTATTGACAACGGTGTTTACTACTCCGAGAGCGTTCCGACTTGTAAGAATTACGCTGTTGGACCTGGTAACACTGAGGCAGTATGCCCGCTCTGATGAGGTTTTTCCGTGCCTAGGTATGCTCCCCTTCCGTCAATCTCGATTGACCCAAGAAACGAGGCTCAACTCGTTCAAGCAGCGTCTCAAAGAGTTTACGAAGCCTCAAATTACACGCTAAACGATTTTAGCGCAGGAAACCCCTTAGCGGCTTTGCTCGAAGGGCAAGTTTTCGCGCAAGGTGAACTTCTATTCTGGTTAAACCAGCTTCCCGACAAAATCCTGCTAGAGTGGATTGGCCCTTTCTTAGGCGCGATGCGGAGGCTCGGAACGGCAGCGACTGCACGGCTAGTTTTAACAGTCCCTCCTTCGAATTCTTCAGTTCTTATTCCTGCCGGGTCTTCATTCACAACTGATCCCAACATTACAGGGGGTGAAACCTATAGCTTCATCACGCAGGAAAACTACGTATTCTCCCCTGGTGAAACCACCCTCTATGTGTCGGTTTATTCTCAGTATGTTGGTGCAATATACAATGTGCCTGCCTACGCGATTGTAGGGTCAGCCGCGATCAATGTAAATGGTCTTTCAGCGACAAATCCTCAACCTGCAACAGGCGGATCCGATGTAGAAACTTACACGGAAGTTCAAGAGAGGTTCTTCACACTTATTCGCAGAAAGAATCCGGTAAGTGAAACAGATTGGCAAGATTTCTTTAGCGACTTCTACGGAGTTGGAACACTTACGTCGGTAAAACCGAACCGTGGTTCAGAATACTCCTATAACTATTTGTCGGATTACTTACTTCCTTCGGGTCAAACCGCATTCTTTGTTCTTGGCCCCGGCGGGGTGGAGCTTACTGCCGATCAACTCAGTCGGGGGCAGAATGTTGTCAACTTCTCTGTCCCAGTAGGTTTCACGGGGCACCTGTATCCCCTGACTTTGAGTCAAGTTCAGTACGATCTTACACTCGAAGTTGATGCGAACAGCTCATACGGTGTTAATCTTCGAAACTCTTCTCTGGACTTTCGCAATCGGTTGTTTTTCATTCTGCAACCTGGAAATGTTTTTCCGGCGTACACTGACCCGAGTGTGGGCGATGTGAATGCAGCGTTCGACTTAACGATCGACCCGACGACGCGGTATGTGAATCCGAAAATCGTTGGTGCGAAAGCCTTTAACACTCCCCCTCAATTAGCTCCCGCTGCGGCTTTATACACACAGGTTTACACTTTCGAGCCGACACAAAATCTTCTGTCTCAGAACGACTTGGTGTTTCGGACAGTTCCGAATAAGGTTTTCTACCCTGTCGTCACAGGATTTACCCCCTACTCCACAGCTAAAAAAGATCAGACGATTTATGGTAATTTAGCTCTGAGGCAAATTCAACTGCTGCAAGCTGGAAATTATACACAGGGAAGCGTGGTTTATTGGCCGGTTACGGATGGCCTTCACGTCATCCTTGAGAATGTCACAATTACGACAACCGATCAGATTCTTTCTCTTGTTGCTGAGGGCAAAATATCCGCAGTCAAAACTTACTCCCCGTGGGTAGTTGGAAACAGCTACACAATCACGAGCGCAGGAGTTTACGATCCCGAAATTGTAGAGTACGACTATGTAACCGGTGACGGACAGTTCGTCCCGCTGTACCAATCGGTCCCCTTGCAAAAAAGACCCGGTGCTTTGATTTGGCTTGTTGCTCAAGACTTCACGTTGCAGCCCTCGTCAAACAGCACCACAACTGCAATCACAGCGGGATTACTAGGATCCCCGGTTACTCCCCTTCAGCTAACCACTGGGACAAGCTATTCTGCCGGAGTGTGGGTATCGACACC